AAAAAAGCACATGCTGGTCACAAAGACGAAAAGAAAGCAAAACTAAATAAGATTGAAAGCTCTTGTCACTTGGAACATTCTAAGTATGTTGATGAGATGCTTGATTTGCTTACAGAGTCCCCACTAGTGAATAAAGACACATTAAACACAGAATTCCTAACAACATATTCAGACATGGATAGTAACATCTTAGTTGGTTTAAAGGAGGACATGATAAAGGATTATAAACCTATACTTAAAGTCCTCAAGTATACAAATGCTTTCAATTATCTTTGGACACAATCACTCTGTGCTGAACAACTGATGCATTATACACAATTTTCATTACCTTCAAACACATTCTCTTTTTTCACAGCAGGACAACCCAATATTTGCTTTGTAGTGAATAATAGTTATCATAATGCAGGTAAGGATGTTGGAAAGGCATACATGATAATTGGCTATGTATTTGACAAAAGATGGTTGACTCCTTTTAATGGTGATGTTAAGTACAAAGAATGTTTTGATGAAGCCAGACAGAAAAAATATTACAAATTTATAACAAATTGGAGAAGAACAGAAACATTCAAGTTAACCTTCTTGAAAGATCAATTCTATTCAGTTTTATCTACTTCCATGAATGCCTTATTGAGACATAGGTCAGATGTTATACAATACAGGTCAAACAAAAATGCTAAAGATTATACATTTGATTTGATCAGGCATCATTTCACTCTTAAGGTTTGTATATCTCTTACAACAAACCAGAGAATTGCAGAAATGTTGTCAGACATGAGGTATGCTATAATGGCATCTTTTTCAGATTTTTCGGAGATAGAAAAACTAATATTAGATAAATTTTCACCAAAATATGGTACAGTCTTTGAGTCATGGGTAGCCTCTAGGGTTGATAATTTAAGGAAGCAGGTTAAAGAATTCCAAAACAAAGAGAATATAAGAACTTTTTTTCAAACAGCCAGTGTTTGTTCAGGGTAAACGTAGAGATGACAGTATAGGTGGATCATTCGAAATTCCTTCAATTTGGACAGGAACGATAATTAAAGATTTACAAGACTTATTAGATGATATGTTTGTTTATGTCCACACATTGAAAGAGCCGTCAAACATTCATCATGAGAATATAAAAGCTATGGAAACAATTATAGAGTATCAGAAAAAATATGACAAGTTATCAAAGGAAAGAAAACAAGGCCTAATAGAAACACCTGACAAATTAAAAGAGTTCCTCTTGGATTCAAATCCTATTGGTCACTCATTTGAA